CTTTGGGTAGACGTTCAATATCAATTACCCCAGATGTAATTTTTGAAGCATCTATACCATTAGCAACCCCTATATCTACAATATGTCCTTTCTCATCCTTAGTAATAGAATTTATAATAGTTCCAGATGTAGCACTCCCTCCAACAGGAGTGTAGTGATTTGCAGCACTAGTAACCTTACTATCTGGAGTGTCTATATTACCTGATCCTAGGATACTTTCACCATTAATAGTTTTAATATTAGTTCCAGAAACTAACTCTTCTTGTAATTCTTCAATCTCAGTTCCTACCATAACTGGTTGATTTTCTAGAATATATGCAATCAGAGTTATGTTATTAGTTCCTGATAAATATGTTGCATAAGCAACAAAGCCTCTCTGAGATTCTGAAGAGGAATACTGTCAATAATTAGAGGGTAACGTCATTTCAGCAGTTTTAATTCTAATTAAAACTGCTCTATCATTTGCTGCAGCTTCTGCAACTCTATTAAAATCTGTCTCATTTGGTATTTGTTCATTTTCTACCGTAATAGAAGGAACATCACCTACATTAATATTACCATCTCCTAATAAAGAAAGATTGTTAATTGTTCTAATTGATTCTCCACTAACAAGAGTATCCTGTTTGGTAGCCATCTCTTTATCAAGAGAATCAATCTTTTCACCATTCTCTGCAACTGTACTCTTTAAAGTACTAATATCTGTACTATTAGTAGCTACTTCTCCAGATAAAGATTCAACTGTAGTAGAATCAGCTTTAAGAGCTAATTGTTCATCAACATAAGTCTTATCTGCTTTAGGAGCTAATCCGTCTGTTAATGCTGTTTCAGTTACAAATTGAGAGTCATTTTGTAATTCACTTACTTTAGTTGGAATGTCACTCTTTAAAGCATAATTACCTGCAGCTTGAATACCAAGATCAGCAAGGGTTTTATTTCCAGACAATTCTACTGAATTAATCTGTGGCTTATTTGTCAACTGGTTATAATCAGATATTGATATTTCAGAAGTATTAACACTTATGTTACCATTAGCTACTAAAACTGCAGATACCTCAACGATTGTAGAATCATCTTTAAGATACATTCCTTTTAAATATAACGATTCGTTGTTTTCAATGGCAACTAAAGGAAGAACTACTACTTTGCCTTCGTAAGTGATCTCAGCAAATAAATAGAACTCTAAATTAGACTTAATAAAAGAATATACATAAGCTTGATGTTCTGTATCATTTTCATCTAAATGTAAGAATAAATGATTATTAAAGGCAGATATAACGTTATCTACAATTCGTATATTAGCTCCTGCTGTTAATTTATCTTGTTTTTTAGAAATAGCTGTATTAATCGCACTGTTAATATTGTCTATTTCTTCTTTAGTATACTTATCATTAAGAATACCAAATACTTGAGATGTTAAAATACCAGAAGCATTAGTACTTGTATCATATCCAGGAAGTTCAACTGCTTGTCCAGTTTGATTGCCTAAAGATGGAGTAATAGTCAATTTAGTAGGTATTGCTTGAACCTGTATTGCTGGAACTATATTAGTTGAGGCTTCTAAAGTCTTACCATTTAAAGAGGGCTTATTTTGCAGATCTTGATAATTATTAGTTCCTAAATCTTCTCCATTTAAAAGAGCTATATTATCATCTTTATCTATTACTAAGGCTTTGGTTACATTATCTCTTGTAATAGTGTCTGCCTCAAGTACATTTAAATAGGGTAATAGATTTTCCATATTATATAATTTTTATTATTAATGTCTATAAACAAAATAAGAGCAAGTAAAATTAATTACCCGCTCTTAATCTGATTATCCAACTATTGCAGCAATAGCTTCTGCTGACAACTCATAAGGATAAGAATCCGAATCAGTAGAGAGAGTCAGAGTATAAGCATTCTGATCCCCTTTTGCTGTACCAGTAATACCAGTACCTGCAGAAGCGCTTACATAATCATCTTTACCAAGGAACCAGTAATGACCATTACTATCCTCAACAACAACTGCAAGCTGACCGATCGATAAAGCTGCAATTTCAATTCTCTTAGCAGTTTCCATCTTTGTAAATACAAGAGCTAACTCATTACTTACATAGTTAACTCCTGCGGATTCGTCAACATTCAAAGTTGAGGTTAAAGAACCAGTAGCCTTACGGAACTGATACTCATACCATTGAGCTTCACCCTCTAAAGTGATACTTTCAATCATATTGTCATCACCTACAACTACAGATTTTACATCTGAATATTGAGTAATCCAAACTCTTTTGATACCACCTAACGAAGGCTGGCAATCAAGTGTAATTCCATTAAGCGTTATTAAGCAAGCCATATATTTATTAAATTTTATTAATTATTCGTATTTCCACATAAAACCTTTATATGTCTTTCTTATTCCTCTGCAAAACTCCACAAAAACCCATAGGCAGATTTACGTCTACCAGAGCATACATCTGTAATATGATGTCTCTTACTTGAGCCATAATGTCTAGCTGCAGACCTTGCAGAAGGTCAGCATCTGACAAAACTACCATCTAAATTATATTGATAAATAATTTTTGCTTTAGCCTGAATCATAGACTCAATAATAGAAAAATTATTTTTACCATATTTATTTATACTATTCGATAGTTTTTTACAGTTACTTGATCTTCTACAATGCTCCTTAAATCTAGTTTCAATGTCTCTTGTTGTCTGTCCGACATACACTTTTTGTGTAATGTTATTTTGAATAAGATAAATCATTCCAGTATATTTCATAAAAGTAGGAGATTTTCGGCCTGATTTTTTAATATTGTTTTATGTAATTATCTATTTATTCAGCTTTTGCACCAAGTACGATCTCATCTGGGAACGCCACTTGTACACCAGCGTTAAATTCAATAGCTAATCTAAATTCTCTGAAATCCTGCGAATACCACATTTCGAATTTCTCTTCGTCATTCATCATATCGCAGCCATAGAAGAAGTTCTTGTCAAGCTGACCAGCAACGATCTGGTCAGTTCCGTTAAGACCATTAACAGCGATTACTTTAACCTGCGAACCAGGAAGCATAATCTCACCGTTAAGATTCTCACCACTATAATGGTAGTAGTTCTTAGCAACTAACTCCTGGACGAATTTACGGAAGGTATCAGCGCCTACTAAGATAGAAGCACCATCAAGTACTTTCTCAGGAATAGCGTTATAAACAGCCATAATGTCATCGTAAGCAGAAGTACCAGTAATCTTTACATCAACAGTACCAGTAGCAGTTTTTAAGATCTTTAACAGACCATCAAAGTACTTCAGGTTATTAGTCTGAGAAGTAGTATCACCTTGCCAGATAGCGGTTTCAATAGAGGCTTTAACATTCTCAACTACACCACTAATAAAGTCCTCTTCGAAAGGAAGCGTTTTCTGACCAGCAGCAACGCGAACCTGATACTGAGTCCAATATTTAAGCATAGCTTTGTCGCAATAAGCCATATTAATCTTGATATTTCCAGTCGTAAGAACTCGTTGTGAAAGAGTCTGCGTTCCAGCCTCATCCCATCCACAAGTCAGACCATCTCCAAATTCAACATCAGTTGAAAGTAAGTTAAGAGCAGCTGAAGTTTTAATATCAGTCTGTAAGTTAAATAAACTAGCACTCTTAGCTTTTAATACAGCCTCTTTAATAAGAGGTAATCTACGCTGCTCAACATAAGCAGTCAAAGAAGTCATTACAGGATTCATAAATTATTAATTTTTAAATTATTAACCAATAAAGTTTTTAAGCTTTCTATCTATTTCTGCATTGCCACTTGTAGGAGTAGTACGCTTTGTTTCAATCTCTTCTTCTGCAGAGAAAGCAGCACTCATTTTGCTCATTTTCTCAACAGTCTCTTTTGTTTCAGTTCCTTTTGCTTCAAGCTCGGCAACCTTCTTTGTAAGTTTGTCTACAATGTCATAAAGCTCATTAATCTCTCTATGAATTGCATCAATGGCATCAGTTTCACTTTCTTTAACACCATCAGTTTGAACCATAGGATCTGCAACTTCTTCCTCAGCAGCTACCTCAACAGTGCTCATTCCTTCTTCTGGATCTACTTCAGCTTTGGGATCAGTAATCGATTCAACGCGACCTTCCTTAACTACGATAGTTTGACCATCTTCGGTAACATAATCACCATCAGCAGCAGGAGCGTATTCGCCATTCTCATCCATTACATAAACATCCATTCCAGCTTTAAGATCTTCGTCAGAATCCCAAGTTAAGACTCCCTTTGAAGTTTTCAGATCACTGAATTTTGCCAACATTTTGGCAAGCTCTAATTTGATTTTAGTGAATTTGCTCATAGTTTACTTTTTAATTCGTTTTATCTTCTTCAACATTCTTTGTATCTCTTTAAGTTCTGTATATTCATCATCCTTACGTTCTAAAGTAAATAAGCCTTCAATAGAGAAGCCTTTGAACTTTCCAGCTTTAATAGCATCCCAAATAATAGGATTATTTATTTTGTAAGTTACAAATAAAGAACCGTCAGGCACATCTTTGAATTCTATGGGAGAAATTCCTCGTTTCTCATCTTTAATGTAAAGTTCTTGTAGTACAATTCCAGGAATCGAAGAATCTTCTAAATGCTCTATATTAACAGCATCAGTTCTTTTATCCCTCATCATCTTCTCAGCCATTGCTCTTAAAGTCTCTTTATTATATTGGATATAATATTCTCCCAAATTGTCATCTCGTCTAAAAATTGGCATATCACATACCATTAAACAAGAAGTTACAATATGTTGATCTTCATCCATAGAGAATTTCAAAGAGTTATTAAATGCAACCCAGTTTACTTGGGTAGCTGGCTTTGATGTTAAAGCTACATATTCTATGCCATCAAAATCGTCAGTTATTACTGCTTGGTATAGTGGCAGTTCGTTATACATATTTCCCATTTTTTATTAATATATAGTTAGTTAGAAAAATGTAATATTGGTACAATCTTTTAATAAATTATATTTATATAGAATATAACTGTCAAGTTTTTACTCACACAGGTATCTAAGATAAATAAAATTTTGACATTGCACTACTATATAAGCACTGATTTACAGTAACTTACATAGTAGGCTACAATAATTTACTCACTTTAGAAACTTGCATTTGATTCTGTAACTGCAACTTTAGTTTGAGCAGTAGTAATATCACTCTCAACTACATAACATTTAACTGGTTGATTCAATTCATCAGTCTCTTTATTGCCAAGTAAGTTTCGAGTATATTCTACAGGAGCAGTATTTAAAGCAGCAGGAGCAGTAGTTCCTGCATCACTTCCAGAACCTCCAGATGAAGGTAATTGTTCATTTTGGATAGCTTTTACATTAGCAATACCAGCTATAACAGCAGTAGCAGCTGCAATAGAAGCAAGAATAGGTCCTACAAATGGAATACCCACCATAGCTTTATATGCACCTTGGGCAGAACTGATAGTATCAATAATAGCTTGAGTAGTAGCTAATGCTTTATAAACTTTAAAGGATTTCTCTCTTTGCTTCTCTGATTTTTTATCATCACTAGCTTCTTGTTTAAATACATTAGCTAAAGCTCCACTTAAAGAAGAAGCTACATTCATAGTAGCTTGAATAGCCTGTTGCTTTTTAGCTTGTCTATCTTTAAATGCTTGAAGATCTGCTTCTTCTCTTGCATTAGCTGCTTCTGATAAAGCTATATCATTAGCTTCTTGCTGTAATTTAATTGCTTGAGATTGATTGGCATATTCTTGTTCAGTTATCAGCTTATTGTTATATTGCTCATCTAAAATAGCTTGCTGTTGAGACATCAATTCATTCTCTCTTGTAATTCTATCTTTAGTGAGATTATATAACTGTTCATTATAAGCTAATGTATCTTGATATTGTCTTTGAACATCTTCTCCAGATTGATAAAAATCCGTTGAACCAAATTGTTGAACTCTAGTTTCATAACTTCCAGATTTACCTGCAGATAATGCAGCCTCTTTATTTGCAAATAATTGAGATTCCCTATCTTGCATTTCTTGTAATGCAGATAATCTATTTTCTAAGTCTTCTCTATAACGTTCATTATTATTATCTAGTCACTCTTTATTATATGCATCATTTAACTGCTTTAATCTCTCATTATATTCTTTAACTGTTAGTAATTTGAGATTATAGGCTTCTTTAAGTGCCTCTAATTGATTCTGGTAGTTTCTATTTAATTCATCAAGTTCTCTTGCTTCATCATCTAAAAGAAGTTTCCTATTTTCTTCATAGAAATCGTTAATAACTTTAAGCAGATCTTGATTATGTTTCTTTCTTTCTTCTATCTTCTTTAGATACTGGGCTTTAGCTTCTTCTCTCTGCTTACGTTCTGCAGCAATCTCCATTAACTTAACTTTTTCATAAGCTGCAGCAGATTTTTGCATTAAATCATTTAGCTTCTCAAAATATGTATTATAAATACCAGAAGCTTCCTCATAAGCCGCTTTTTGAGCATCAGTTAACTTACTTAAAAAGAAATCAACTTCATTAGAACTAGTCTTTAATCCTCATCGTATTGCTTTGGAATAATTTTCCCAAGTTTCATATCCAGATTTCTTAAATTCTTTTTTGAAGTATTCATTACTTTTAAGTATATTAGTAAATGAGTCAGAATATGCTTTAGTTACACTGCCAAAATGATGAAATAATTCAGCACCTAAATCTCCTAATTCTTCAGCATAATCTTTCCAAATTTGTATTTCACTTTTTTTACCAGCAGCTAACTCTCTCTCTCTTTGTCTCTCCAATCCTGCAATTTCAGTATTAGCTCTGGCGTAACTTGTTCCTCATTGATCAGTTATATCTTTTAAACCAGAAATACTAATTTTTAAATCATCAATTCCTGATGCTGCTTTAATTGCAAAATCTATTAACATACCAAGAGCTACAACTAAAGCTCCAATTCCTGTAGATATAATTGCAGACCGTAGCACACCCATTGCTACAGATAATCCTCCAGTTGCAGCCGTAGCACCACCCATTGCTACAGATAAGGCTTTAAATGATTTTACTCCATTAAGAATACCTTCACCTAAACCTTTTAATCCTCCAATTCCCTGAACTATAGCAATTGCTGCTTGCAATTTAACCATAGTTTTTTGAAGATTCTCTGTATCTTTTCCAAATAAAGTGAATACTGCACTAACAGCTGAAACTCCTCCAGCTAAACCTCCTGCTACTTGATTGATACTGTCAAACGCCTTAACTGCATTTACAGTTTTACCTTGCATAGATTCTGTAGCAACACCTAACTTATTTTGAACATTAACAAGTTCTTCAAGCTTTTTAGTATAGTCAGTACTACCAATCTCAAGATCTTCAAGTTCAGCCGTCAAGCCAGCTACTTCTTCTCGTAGCTGCTTGATCGACTTTGAACTGGTTTTAGTATCTACACTAATTACTTTTTTAATTTCTTCAGCCATATTAGTTTATAGTTACGTTTTTAACAGTATCTTCTGTTAGTGTTAAATTCTCTGTATATTTAACTGTTCCTGTTGGTCCGTCAGATACTCTAAATAAAAATTGAACTCCATTTTGAGCATATATTCTATAACTTCCATCATCTCTCATATAAGTGTCATTTAAGAAATTATCATTTTCAGTTAGAATCTGATTAACACCAGAAGGAATACCTCCAGTAGAAGTTTGAAGCTTTCCTGTAATAAGAACAGCTTTATTTGGGTCTGGAGTTTGAGTAAACATACATTGAGAACCATCTACGCCTCCTTGTTTATAAAGACTAAAATAGAAACTCCTTTGATTATATGTAGTATTCTCATTATATGTAACTGTCAATTCTGTTTCTCCAGGTTGTCCAGATTCAGGTGTAATGCTTACAATTTCATTTGGACTATATCATCCTAATTCCCAAGGAATATTAGAAGTAACTGTAATCTTTTTAGTTCCAGCTTGATAATCTACTATTGGATCTGAATCGTCAAATGATATATACTCACCTGAATTTTGAAGTCCAGCTAAATAACTATTAATATCTTGAACTTTAATAAATTCACATCTAACAGTAGAATCTGAATTAATATCATAAGCATCTATCTTATTAAGTACCCAGTATGAATCTTCAAAATAATAGAATTGTCTAAGTAAATCATATTTAACATCTAAATCATCTAATCTTACAAAGCAGGTGACTTTTTTAGTATTTACATCAAATTGATCATTATAAAATTTACTCCAGAATCTACTATATAAAGTAGATTGTTCCAAATAACTAACTTTATCAATATATATTTCTCTTGGAACTCCAAAATCTCAAGATGAAGATATGAAGTTACTTGAAATAGTATATCTTATAAATTGTGGTAATGTAGTTCTTTTAATTGCAATTTTTGATCCTGCAGAATTATTTTCACTAGTAGTATAAATGTAACAAGGTTCACCATCATTAAGAACCGACATTTCAGTAACATCATCTGTAATTCAATAATTAATTGGATTACCAGCTATATCATTCATACTAACTGTATCATTATAAAACAATAAAGCACTCTTTATTTCCTCAAGACTCTGTTCATTATTGTCTAATGTGTAAAAACAAGTTTTTGCAAATATATCATTTCCAGGAACATCTCACCATTCTGTAGTCTTTCCTTGATCTATAAAATTAGCTCCATATAAATCCTGATCACTAGTTTTTACTTCTGTAGAAGTTCTATTAAATAAACTATATGTAATATTATCATTCATAAATGCAGGTACATAAGTATTTCCAGAATTAAAGAAATTTCTAAAATACTTGTCTGCATCTCTAGCAGATACCACATTTTGAAATATATTTCCAGAATATAAATCAGTATTATCACTATTAAAATTGTATCCAGTATTTAATCTTTGCTGACCATAGTCTATATCATACTGTCTATCATACTTCTTAGCATAATACGTTTCTGGAGTTTCTAATGACATAGTATATCACTTTTTATCAAATAATATTGGATTTACATTAAAGTCTTTAGAATAATCAATTCTTTTACTCCAATCTGAAATTACATTCTTAAAAAAGTTATTTCTAGTATATATTCTAATTGTTTTACTATCAATATCTTTTGTAAAATACAATCCAAATAGTTTTGCATAACTTAATAAGTAATCAGCAGGAGATTGTTCTGTCTTTAATAATTTCTGCTTAGTAATTAAAGCATCAGAAGTAACTGCTGAAGGCCAAGAAGCTTTTAGCGTATATTGATCTTCATCATATAAAAATTCTGACCATCCAGCAACTCTATTAGCAGTAACATCATTTGGATGCATATTATTTAACTGCCATACAGCATCTTGGTTATATAAATTTTCAGTTCTTCTTGCAATTTGTATATTTACTAAAATCTTATTAACTTTAGGCATATCTTTTACAGTAAATCTGAAAGTATTAGTATTATTATCACTTTTGAAATAATACCTATTTCCACTATCTTTTACAAAATGCCCAAGAATAGTTTCAACAGGTGCATCAGTTAAAGGATAATAATTAAACCAAGAATTAGGTCCTGCTGGATTTTGACCTTGAATAGAATTAGTGAAATTATATAATGGAGAATATGCTATAGGTCTAGAAGGAGAAGATGTATCATCAGCATCATATAGTAATATTTGTGCAGTTACAGAAGTTCTATAAGGATGATTCGTATATTCTGCATTTCCAGATTTTCCATTTAACACATAGGATAGGTATAAATCATTACCTGCAGAAACATTTGCATTATAGAATAACTGAAAATCAACATTAATATTAACAAGAGTATTAGCTGGAGTTGCAGATAAATCAATTACTTGTCCTTCACCAGGAACTATTACATCACTCCCTGTAACACTAAATCTTCCTCAGTTTACTGAAGTAGTTGTTCCTCCAGGTTTTAATCCACACCAAAACAAATCATTATATTTAGTAAGTTTAGCATTCTCTGTAATATTATCTGATTCTTCATCTTCAGTAGATCCTAATAAAGGTAATGCAACAAACGCTTTATTTCAATATGGATTTGAATAATTAAAGAAATCTTGATCCATTATAACATCATATCCAGAATTCTCTTTTCTACATATAGTTTCTATTAACTTACTTAATTTTAAAGCTGGCCTTTGCATATAACTTCTAAGATCTCTCATCTCCCATTCTGTATATGCTCTATTTAATTTAGCTAATCCATATCCATTATAAGGTGTGTATGTAGTTCCTGAATCGGTCTTACTAGTAGGAAATAAATTATCTCCATTAGTATTTATTAAACAAGTTTCATTATCAAAGTTTTCATATAAACCGTTATATGCAGGAATAAATGTTAAAAAATCATAAATTTGACTTCCGTCATTTACTTTACTCCAATTAAAACAAGTATTTACAAAATCTTTATTAATGTAGAAATTCATTTCAGTATCGGTAGGAAGTACATTACCATCTTTATCAGTTACAAAGTATTGTAAATCAGCTAGAGTTCTAATAGTGCCATCTTCTTTATATTTAAGTCCATAAAAGAAATCTCCCAATCCTCCATATAAAGTAATATTATAAGTAATAACTGCTTGCTTTATAGAGATGCTATTTAACTGCATATATCCTGATTCAACTAAATATCCATTATTATAGATTCCAAAGTCAACTCTTTTTGAAGGATCAAAATATACTCCAGAGAAATCACCTTCTTTTATATGGAGAAATCTATCTAATTTATAAATCTCTCCAAAAATCTTATTATTGTTTTTTGTGCCAGGTATAGAAATCGTTTTACTAAACGAGTTCTTGACTATAGTGGGGTTTTGGAAATCCTCAACAGTATATGTTATAGGAAGACTAATTCCCTCACTACAGTCAACCTCTTTATTTGCAATAAATAATTTAATATTCTTTCTCATAATTATGTACGATAAGTATCTTGAGAAGCTTCTACATTAATTGTATAGTAGAACTTATTCTTACCTTGATTAGTATAAGTTTTATATTCACAATTTGTATCTGTAATTAATACTGGAGTAATAGTATTATCTTTAAGATTATGCAAATATACTTTAGTACTTTCAATTAAATTAAACATCTTAGAAGCTTGAATATCATTTAAATAACCAGTATAAAGAATCCAGCTTGAAGTTATAGTATTTAAATACTTATTCCTTGCAAATTCTTGAGATGTATTTAATACTTTGCGAGTATATGTTTCAGATTTAATTTCATCAGTCTTTCTAACATTACCCTCAACAAGTAATGAATCCCATCCTCCTGCTGAATTAGTATAATATAACACATAATCTTTACCTGTGGTATCTATATCATATCTAATCTGTCTATCACTAATATTTCCGTCTTCTACAAATCCTACTATTAAATAGCTCCCACAAGGCCATAGTTTATTGCTTAAATCTTCTGTATATGTATATCCATTAATTCCAGAATTTAAACTAATATCTATAGCATTTGATGTTCCATCTACATAAAAAAATCTATTAACAACTCCAGTTCCAGTTGGTAAAATTCAACTTGCTACTAAATATTGTCTTGGATCAACTAAACCAGTAATAGGATCACTTAACATAGTACCTTTAGTCAAATCTCTATCTTTATAACTCCAATCATTGAAAAAAGTAATTGGTTTCTCATTTCCAGATGAAGTTATTAATGTAAATGGTTTTAAATATTCTGGAGATACTATTGTATTTGAAGTATTAAATATAATTCCATTAGATAGATCATTTTCAGCAACATTATTTAATAAAAACTCTACTCTATCAGTTTCTGGATATTTATAAGCTTTTCCAGCATAAACCATCTCTCCCGCATAATCTAGATGATATTCAATAAAATCTGAACTAATAATCTCTTCCCAAACATAATCTTTCCAAATTGGAGATATATCAGATTTAACTGATTGAGTAATATTAATAGATAAATTAATAATACTTGAACTATTCTTTATAACAGATACTCCAATAGTTGCTTTTCTTGAAGACAATCCAGAATTTTCCGCAATGTTCAAACTAATAGTTGCTACACCTTGAGAATTTACAGATAACTTCTGTCCACTAATCCAACCTACAGGAATACTAAATACAACATCATCTAAGTTGTTTGAGCCTGTTCCCATAATATTTAATGTAGATGCAGTCCAACTTACTTCATAATTAGTATTAGGAATCACCAAAGAAGTTGCAGATTGTTTAATTGGAACTGTAGCTTCAAGAGTGTAACCTCCAGAAGTTGTTGCAGTAACCATTGCACTAAACTCTAAATTATTAGTAGTTTTATTCTCTGGAACAATTAATACAAAATAGTTATCAACACTATCCTTTTTAATATTACTAGCTTGAGGACAGGTAACATTAAATGAAGTAATAGTTTCTTCTGCTTGAGTTGTACTTAAATGAAATTCTTCAGTAACAAAAGCCGCTGCTCCATAAGTTCCAGAAGAAGGAGTTACTACTAATTTTAAATCTTCAGGAATATTATTCTTTTCAATCTTAAAGTTATAAGTAGAACTAACAGATTTATTAGTATCATAGTAAGCCTTTAATTGGATAGTTGCAGTTAAATCAGTATTTCATTGAGTATTAGCTCTTACTGTAACTTTAAACTTAATAGAGCAAGAATCTCAATCCAGAACTTTCATATTAACTAAAGCTGCAGCATTAACAACTGCTGCATCTCATTTAATAATATCTGATCTATTTAATATATACTCTACTGTATATTCTCCACCAGTATTTGGTACTTTAATGCTGTCATTAGCAGGATAATATCCAGGAGCTTTACTATGTAAATTAATTGGTAAATGGTCCACTAATAAAGCAGTAGTAAGACCTCTAGGATACAAATGAAATACAGTAGAAGAATCAGTAGTTATTGTTGTAGGAGATAAAAATTGTATTGTACATCCTTCTTTACTTGGATCCTGTATAGTTACATTTAAAGGCCCTTCTTCAGTATAATCATATCCCCAAGTCCAACCATCATATTCTCCAGTAATTCCCCATCCAGGATTATTCCATTTAACAGGAAAACTCCTTGATGCATTATATATTCCTAATTTACTTGGTATAAATGCCATTTTTAAAAGTTTTTAAATACATTATCAACTTGTGTTTCTAAATCTTTTGTAATTGCATCATCTAATAACAGATAAGCATCTAATTCAGTTAATGATTCTTCAAGCAGATGTTTTCCATCAATTCCTCTTTTAGAAATTTTTCTTGCTATTAAATATGCTAATTGATCAATAGTTGGAAGTAATCCATTATATGGACGAGGTAATACAGGCTTAGTTTGTATTCACCTTTTTATATCACTGATAGGAGGAAACTTTCCTGCATTTCTTCCTTCCTCAACATACTTCCAATAATCTTGTATTTGTAAACTAACTTCATATACTTCATCCTGATCTTCAACTATATAATTAAGTGTATTGCCAAGAGTTCCTGTATCATCTGAACCAGTTTGTAGTAATTTCTGTCTATATATAGAAATTAATTGTTCTCCATATTGTTTTAAGACAGCTTCTAAATTGGGAAAATCCAAAACTTGATTTGCCATTTTTAATAAAATATATCATTCTAATAGTGAGTATCTAAACACAAATAGGGAGTAAATCTCCCTATTTAAGTGTCAAGTTTTTACTCACTTTTAGTAGTTAAAATAAATAAATCTTGACATTTTAGTGTTTAGCTTTTCAAAGATCTATTTGTCTTTTTTCTTCTTTCCCTTTATCAAGTAAGTAGCAAATAATATTCAAAAACTCTTGAATCTGCATATCATATACTTGATGTCAATTTAACCTTGTTACTTCGCTAACTCTATCTATTCAACAAAGCCAGTTCCATTTTTGACTAAATTCAGAGTTTGTCTCGCCTGAACTATCCTCTTCCGTAATTGATATTTCTTTACTGGATCTTTCTCCTTTTTCATCAATTTCTTCATCTCCCGCATTGAAGAGATTAGGGTAGCTACTGTTAAGCTCTCTAATAATTTGCAAAAAAAAACCATTACATCAGTAACAATAGTAATTGGAATCTTATCATATAAATCTTCTGCTAGTTCCATTACATCATAACCCTCATTATATTTCTTTCCTTTAGGAATTAAAAAGCATAAGAATATATACTTTTGATTTTTTTCATAATCTTTATAGAAATTCTGAAAATCAATATACTGAGCAGCAGTCATATTTCTGAGATTTAATTGAACTGTATATTTATTACCATCAATCTCATACTCAGTTTCTGGAACTTTAGATTTATACTTATTTACAATAAAATGAATCTTATTAAGTTCTGCAGATAATTGATCTACTGTCATATTTAATAGAGTATCTCTAGCTTTATCAGGATTATCTGTAAGTAATGCATAGATTTCAATACTTCTATCTAAATCTGTCATTTTTGCATCACTCATAATAAATGAATTTAAAGCTTGAAATTTCTTTAAAGACACTTCTTCCCATTTAGTTGATACATTCATACTATTTAACTTTAATATTATAATGTCCTTTGTTTGTATTTAATGAGTCATAGGCTAACATTAATGAAATAACTGTATCGTCATTAAAGCCAGATGGTGCGTTATATGTTACTTTTCCAGTTCTCGGATTATAACTAGCTTCATATAACCTCAACTCATTTAAAAGTTTATCTTCTTTTAATAATCTAATTTTACCATTCTCTAAGGCAGCTTGTAGCTTATTAACAAGATTAGCTTTAGAAGAATTAGTAGTTAAAAACTTAACTATATGTATTTTAGGATTCTTCTTAATAAGCATATCATAAAAAACACTACCAATTGAATTCTGTTCAACTTGTACTGTCTTTATAACATCTTGATATTCAGAGAGTATAGATGTCAGTATATCAACCTGTTCCGTTGGAGTTTTATCGTTAAAATATTTAATAAATACCATTTGGCCTTTTTCATTTAAAGCAGTGACGCAAGTATAGTCGTTACCGCTTCCAGTTGCTCAGTCTACTCCTATATAAAGGTTTGTATATGAAGGTTTTTCACTTAATATACATTCTGATATGTTATTAAATAGACATCCATCATCGTCTGCAAATTCTCCAAGATATTCAGTCTTAAATTTATTTTTGGAAGTAGTTAATCGATACAGTTCCAGCTTCTCTTTATCAAGCAGCATAGATGTATCTTCTAATGCTCAATCGAATGACTTATAAAACTTTTCATATTTTGGATCCTGTCCTTTTATAAAGCATTCATAAAAGAATCCCTCTCTAAATCTAGGTGTACTAATTATTAAGATTGGAGCAGATCATACGTCTGTAGTAGGCTTTATAATCTCAAATACTTCATCTTTTAAATAAGCAGCTTCATCTAATACAAGTAATCCACTTACTGAGAATCCTCGTAAAGAATCCATCTGTTCTCCAGATCTAAAGAGTATTGAACTATTATTAGTAAACTCTAATTCCAAAAGAGTTTCATTCTTTCTCTTTATAATGTCAGAATCTATTGTTGCATTAACTATTTCCTTAAATACCCTTCTAGATTGGCCTAAAGTAGGTTCAACTATGCAATTAACTGTACCTGGATAATTTATTGTAAATCTTAAAAGTTCATTTTCGGCAAGTAAAGATTTACCAACTTGTCGTTTAGCTTTAATTGTATATACTTTACCTGATCTATAAGCATCTGCCATAGCTATATGAACCTTCTTCTGATATAATAATGGTCTATAACCTATATATGTTTTCATATTATTTATACCTTCATATAAAACCACAAGAAAGTGTTACTCTCCCATATCACTAACTTCATAATTACTATGTTTTATTTGCTTCCATCTCATAATTTAAAATAGGATCTCCAAATTTAAACTGGCATTCGTTATTTTGTATATTAACTTGTATTGCAGGTGTATTTAATCCGAACATTGAATTTATAGTTTTAATAACCTCGTTTGCAGATCTAATATCACCTTTAGCGAGTGCCATATCTAACAATGTCTCCAATCTTGTTAATTGTATATGACGTAGATTCTTAATAAGATTGTCATTCTTATCTGCAATTATTTTATAGGCTTCACCAATATATCGAGCAGCTGTTGATTGACTAACATTATATTTAGCTTGTAATTCTTCGCTTACTTTATTTCGGGATCAGCCTTTATTAAATAGCTTTGCAGCATATAAGTATCTAGTCTTTTTTGCGTCTATTTGTTCTTGTGGTCCTTCTTCCTTTTTCGGTCTCCCCACTTTCTTTGGTAACTGTTCCATTTGCTAATTCGTTTTGATATTCAAAATAAGGCACTGCAATTCTCTTCATTAGATTCAACATACAAGTAGAGCAACTCATAGACATCTTATAAGTAGTGCCAATAAGAGACTCATATATCTCTTTAATTGTTAATAAATCATTACGCTGAATATTTCGGCAGTAATTAGAATGAAGAGCGCATCGCATTCTATCTTCAAATTGGCTTAAATAATTGTACTGTTCTTTAGTTAATTGATTCATTTTCTATAAAATATATAATTGTTAGTTAATGACTTTATAAATCAAATCTATTAGCTTATTAAATAGATCCTGTATTAGGATCATTATATCTTTTATTACTGGAGTTAAAAAACTAATTAAAGCTACAAATGCTATATATTTCCAAGTAAACATCCTAGTAAACAGTATATATAGTAGACCTATCCACCAAGTTATACATAACGAACAATCAAATGGTTTTATTGTTCAGTCTTCTTTATAAGGCAATCCTTTATAAAGTCTTTTTCATAAAGCTCGTTTTGCATAATCTACAACTCCAGATAAGTCTACTATAAATACAGCTATAATTGCAATTAATAATATATTTAACATAATTTATTTCTTATTTGCTTTATAAATCGTTGTATAGTTGTATGACTAATTCCAAGTATCTTTCCAACTTCTCTATAACTTTGATATTCGGCATATAACACCATAACTGTTTTATCGGCTTTATTTAGAAATGTCCATTTTGGATATACTTCAATTAATCTATCATTCATCTCTGTAAATATACTAAAGTCTAAATCATATTCCGCCATAATATCATCTATGTTAATCTTCTTCTGCATAGTTTTCTTCATCGATAATTTGCTGTTCAATAGGTTCCTTAACTATCTCATAATATTTCTTATATTGATAGTAATATCTACTATTTTTAGAAAACCAGTAGTTTTTAAATACTCTGGTAATTCAATATTTTAATTCATTCTTATTATGAAGACTTTGGAGTTTAGAATGAGGTGTTTCCAGTATGTCTATACATATCATTTGAGTACAATCATCATTAGCTCCAAACTTATGCTTTAATTCCAAAATAAATGGATAATACTTTTCTAAAATTTCATTATTGTTCATAAGCTCACATATATCCTACAGCTTTGTTATGCCCAAATCTTCCTCGACAGGCATCTTTAATAGTAGTTGCAGCATATCCTGCTCCTGGATATTGCCTTATAAAGCATCCATCTAAATTCTCAATTCTATTATCAAGTTTATTTTCGTTAATATGATTTACTTCTAGTTCAGAATTTATCCCAATAAATGTATCAGCTACTAATCTATGTACCATAAATTCTTTTCTAACTTTATTAGAATATAAGCATACATTATAATAACCTTTTATATAATGCGGTTTTAATAATTTGCCAAACTTATTTCTAATATTACCGTTTGTACTAACTTCATAATCATAGCCTTTAATTTTCTTTCATATTTCTCCAGTATAACAAAAAGTTGTATCTATATTAACTTTTTTACCTTTAGCAATATTTAAATAACACTTTTGAAAGTTACCATAATATCCATCAAATGATGTTGTAGATCTACAGTATATAAAATGACTATTATTAAAAGCAGATTTTACATCTTTAAATATTATAAAGCAATCTTTAAATATAACTATTAATATACCCTTATCATTTACTAGATTTATATATTTTTTGTAATCAATAAGTGTTTCTTTATAAGAGAATGAATATAAATCTCTCACTTTTAGTTCGAGAGGAATTCTTTTATTATTATAATCAATATATCCATCGAATTTAGAATATTGATTAGAATTCCAAATAACATTACATCCAGTTGTCTTTAAATAGCGTTCTATAAATATTTTACTTTTTCAATCTGGATTATTTCTAAATCAATTATTTACTGTTTTCATAATTTTAATATTTAATAGGTTAATACTTATTTTATTATTGTACTGCAAATATAAGTATTTTATATTTAATATGCAAATTTTGCAGATTAAAAAATTATTATTATATTTGTATATCGAAATACGAGAAAAATTTTTATGAAAATAATACCTCAAAAATTTGGAAATTGAAAAAATATGTTGTATATTTGTACTATCAAAATTAACAATAAAACCATATAACTATGAATACTGAAAAAGCCAAGAAATCAAAATCTTCATTTTTTGGATTTTTTAATATTTCTTTTTAACTAATTCCAGGCAGGTGAAAGTCCTGCCTCTTTTTAACATTAAGGTGTCAAATTTTTACTCACCTGATGTGTATAGAAAAAATAAAAATAGACAATTAATAACCAAAATTATTACAACTATGAAAACATATTTAAATGAAATTATTAATGAGTTGCCAACTAACTGCTTATTTGATAAAGGAAAAGTTGGATGTGGAGGAACTTCAATGGCAATTGAATGCAATAAGCCTTATGTTATTTGTGTTCCATTTACTAGCTTAGTTGAAAATAAACTTCAACAATATCCAAATGAAAGACGTACTGAGAAGATATTTGGAGTTTATGCTGGTGTTACTATTAAAGAGATTAAAGATTATGTAGATAGTGTTAAATGCCCTAAAATCATTGTTACCTATGATTCTCTTTATAAAGTTATTTCTGCAATTAATCCTAAAGAGTTTAGCATTTTAATTGATGAATATCATATTCTCTTTAATCAGTATAGCTTTAGAAGCTCTGCTATTCAATCAGTGCTTAAATATTATAAATTATTTGGTAATTTTACATTTATGACAGCAACACCTTTAGAGGAAGAGTTTGTATTAGATGAATTAAAAGATTTAGAATTAGTAAAGCAGGAATGGGATGATGTTATAGATGTAAAAGTGCAAACTGTTAAATGTGATAATGTAGAAGCTTCTACTATTAAACTTATAAATGGATTTTTAAACGGACAGGTTGAAGGTAACGCCTACATATTCGTTAATTCAGTAGACTTTATAAAGAACCTTATTAAGAAAGCCAAATTAACATCTAATAATACCAGAGTTATATATTCCAAAAACAATAAAACTAAACTGTCAATTCCTAATTCAACAGTCTTAGATGAACCTAAAAAGATCAACTTATTAACTTCAACTGTATTTGAAGGTTCAGATATTTATGATGAAAATGGAAGGATAATAATTATATCTGATCCAAGTAAAGCTAATACATTACTTGATATATCAACTTCTATACAGCAGATTGCTGGTAGAATTAGAAATAGTAAATATATTAATTGGATAACTCACATTTATTCTACAACAAGATATGCTGATATATCTTATGAAGAATTTAAAAAGCTTAATATCCAGAATATTGAAGAAACTAAAATTGCTGTAGAAGCATACAATAAACTTCCAGAGATAGCTAAAAAGAAACTTAGAGAATTTACTTCTGATGCATACATTAAATTAAATTGGGATGATGTATTTGAATTTGACCCTAATATGGCTAAAATTGATTTATTTAATTTTAAAGTATCTAGAGGACTGTATTCTGCTAGAGCTAATCTTTCTAAGGAATATATTAATAAAGGATTTAATAAAGTGGTAGAACAATATGATAATTCTATAAAAATAGATCTAAATACTAAAACAAAAGCATTTAAAGATATAATTAAAGAAGTAAGAGAGGAATATGAAACCTTATATAAGGTAAACACCCCAAAATTAGATGATGCTCTTATTAAATACCCTTGGTTAATGGATGCTATTACTAAACTTGGATTCAATAAAATGGCCACTCTAAAATACTGTATTACTAAAATAAAAGATGAACTTATTAAAACTTCAGATAAATCTGTAGATAATAAAGTAGCAAATAAACTTAATCAAAATATAACTTTAGGTATGTGGTATTCTAATACTGATATTAAAAAGATACTACAAAAAGCTTATGATTTAGTTAATAAAACTAATGCTAAAGCTACTGATATTACAAAATATTATGAAGTTAAGGTAACTAAAAAATCAGTGAATGGAAACAGATCTTATGGATATACTATTATAGGTAAAAAGTATGTCTTTAAAAATTAGTATGTCTATTTTTATTTTTATCTATATACATTAGTTGAGTAAAAAATAGACATTTATTAAAATATTTTAATTATGGATATTAAAGAAACAATTAAAGAAACAGAAGAGTATATTAAAGAATTGGATAAATGAATGCTCGAATGTAAAGAGGCTACTAAAAGATTTGGTGATATTATAGATAAAGTATTAAAAGATAAAGATTATATGTTTATTTCTAAATTTGATTAATTATGGATGATTATTTATTTAAAAAGCTTGAAGAACTAGAATACAGAATAGTTCAACTAGAAAACCAGAATAGAGGTTTAGTTTGGGAAGAAGTAGAAGAAAAACCAGAGATTCCTAACGCAACATATATTGACTAATATGATATAAATTATGCTTAAATGGAGTAAATTACGTTTATGTAATTCCCGAAAATAGTAAATTCTTAGTAGATTTGCAAACTGGTAAGATTATCTATTAAAAAGAAAAGGGAGCTCAAAAGGCTCCCTTACTTTATTTTATCTTAAATATATTCTCACCTATAACCATAGGCTTTTTTAGATACAGAATCGAACTCCAAAACCTCATCTTCATTAATTGCCCGTATTGGTTTACTATGCATTTTATGATTTAATTTATTTATATGAACATAGATACTATACATATAATTTACCTACTTTTTTTCTTTGTAATTTTTTACTATTATATAATGCTATGTGTATTCACTTAGTGTACTTATTATATTCACTAAAACATTCATCGAAATTTCTATCCTTCAAAAAGTTTAATAGGAATTGATAAAATTCTTCTCTACTTCCAGAGACATTTTGAAGGTCTGCAGCATAACCAGTCATATGTGCAGATGTAACTGAACCATTTACAGCTTTATTAAGCTCTTTGCATCTATAACCTGAACTTACACTTATTGCTGGATTTCCAAGTTTATTAATATTACAATACTCTGCCCATTTTTCTCTAATAGGATCTAAGAGTTCCTCTATTAACTCAATCAGGTGTTCAGTGATCTCCTTACTTGGAGTGTTGTCTATATTTTCCTTAATTGCTGTAGATGATTCAGTTAACTCCTCTACTGTAAAATACTTCATTATTTTATAATGTCTTTAAGTGTTAGATATCTGTAAAATAAATGGCTACCTACTGCTAAAGCAAGTAATACCATAGTAATCCAGAAAGGAATTACTTTTACTAATACCAAAACTGCAATAATTATCACAACTGCGATTAAATACTTTACCCAATACTTCATATTACTCTTTATTTAAAATTATGCTTATTTTTATTCCTGCATCTCTTAATTTAACTCAAGTATCTTCTGGCATCTCATTATCACAATATGAAAGGCCGACTACTCCAATATCTCTGTATTCCGATTTTAAATAAAATAAAGCTAATTTATTAACACCATTAGATTTAAACGAATAGTACATTTTTGTATCATACTGTTTTATATCCTCAACACTACCTATTCATCCACCTTGTTTAGAAGTCTCCAAAATAAACAAATACTCAGATAACAAGAAGTCTCTATAATGTCTAGACACTGAATTTACTCCTTCTTCTAATTCTTCATTGTTCATAATTCCGTATGTAAATGGAAGTCCTCCTAATCCAGATGTACCGTTATGGTACTCAATAACTCAAGCTCTATCTGCATTTGTAGATAATCTTAAATCTTTCAAGATGTAACGTATTTTGATGTCTGCATCTTGTCTGGTTACTTGCTTAACGTTATGAACCTTTTCTATGTAAGTAACAACCTTATCATATATAATGCCTGGATTTAGAGAGATTATAAAGACATAAGATACAAATATAAATGCAAATCCGCCTTTTATAATCTGTCATAACCCGTATTTATTAACTCAATCAAGTACCTGTCCGAATCATTTTAATTTGTTTTCCATTTGGAAATATATGTATATATACTATATATTTTCGCATACTCCTAATACATTATCTACCATTATATCTACTCTTACAAATATTCCAGTACATATATCTTTGAACTTTTGATAAAATGGAGTAAATATTAAAGGGTAAGATAATTGAACATCAGGATAGGTGTTATTAAATCGGGTAATTATATTTGTAAGAGCTAAAATTCCAGCAGACTGTTCTTCAAGTTGATTCTCGTCTGTTTCATCTCATCTGGCAACATAGTAAAGATTCAATGAGTATGTAATAGTATCTTCATCAAGATTAAATGTATTTGGAGTTATATAGAATACATTATAATCTATATTAGGAAGGCTATTTAACTCATAGATATCTTTACTGCCAGCGAAATTAATATTAGGCTCCATAAGAGCAGATTCTTTTAGCCCATTGATTATTTCATAATATGTCATACTATTTCTTTTTATTGTTATTTGAACTTGGGAAATCATAAGCTCTCTGTAAAGGTCCTATATTTGGATTAGTATAAAATCCTTTACCTCTAGCACCACCTAACCAAATACCGCAGCTACTTGCGCTATATAAATTAGGATACATATCTTTTAATGGTTTATATGAATACAATTCAGGAAAATCATTATAATATGTAATAACCCAATCTTGTAATCTTGCTTTAAAGAAATCTGCTTTATCTTTGTAATATTTACGTAATAGATTAACTTGACTTGCATCTGCAGCTATATCTTTCTCATCATCAGTTCTCATAACTCCAAAATTACTTAGTTTATAAGTAATAGGAACGATTACTTCCGATAATACTTGAAATAACAAGAATGGAGTAACATAATAATCTAATAGTTCTTTATACTTAATATTATCTGGATCATCTATTGAATCTGCACCTTCAACACTTGGATCTACTCAGTCAATACATTTCTTTTGTAATGCCTCTAATAGCTTAGTTCCAATTAAAGACTGCAGTTCTATGTCTTGTGCTAGTTTAATAGCACTTTGAAGATATTTGCCAGAAACGTTGTTATCTAAATTGCTTTCTGACTTAATATAATCTTCCGATATAAGTAATACGTTTCTATATTCCATAATTATTCGATTGTTTTAGAGTCTGCTGTATCTAATGTAAATGGAACTATTGTTATAGAGTTCTTCATATTAAAGATCTTATCAAAAGTATCGCACATCTCTTTCTGTATTGGCTTAACCATAGTTCTATTATAAAGTCTAAATGCTGATTCAAATTCTTGCATATTAAATCCTGTAGAATCTGAGTTAATTCCGAAAAGATTTGGATTAGCTCTGAAAGCGCAGAATATTTGCTCTCTTGTTCTAGTTGCTAATGATTCATATCGTTCATCGAAATCATCAGAATCAAGTCTTTCAACAGTAGTCTTATTTACATCTGAATCATTATAAGAAATAAGAATACGTCCAGTATTTTGGTATCCAGAGAACTTCTCGTTAATAGTACGTTCAATCTCTTCTTGTGCTTCATCTGTAGGAGTTCCATTATTAAAGTTGATAATAAGATTACTCATAAATCCATTATTAAGATTATTTAAATGGAATTGATTAATACACTTCTCAGTTTCGCAACTTAATAGAGCAGCTCCATAAACTGGAATTGGATATACACTTCTTGTTACATAGCCTTTATTATAAACTACAGAAGAAGGAGCACTATCGTTTATCTCATATTTAGGATAAGTTAAAGCCTTAACTGACCAAGCCTCCCAATCATCTGCATAATAAAGAACTGTATTCTTTTCATTAGAACGGATCTTCATAAAGTCTAAGTGATAAATCTCACTGACTTCTCCAATCATATTTCTAATTACTTGAACAGCATATCCTCCAAAAATCATCTTATCTATTGCTATCTTTCTAAAGAGGTCTACTATAGTTTCACCTTTCTTATTAACAACTACGTTAAATCCATCTTTATTACAAATAACATCGTCTCCAACGATAAAATCGGCAGTTCCGTTGATAATTGACTGTAATGTTGCACAGTTTAAATATAGATCCCATAAGTAAACAGGATAGCAATTATTATCGCCTCACATTATCATATCTGATCCTCTTTTCTTACTTTCTGTAGGCTCTACTATGTTACTTACAATATATGGATCTATGGCCGACATCTTCAAACTTTTCTTATTTTCTGTCATATACTTGGTATTTGTTTTGTTTATTATATTGATAATTATTAGATTTATAGCCTCCTATTCTTATTAATCCACTAGATAGTCACATAATAGGCTTACCAGCAATTAATATCTGAGTTCCATTAGTAAGTGTATTAGTAAACGTTACTAATATTTTAGTATCTCCATATAACTTGCTATCATAGACGTTATTATAGTTTACTACAACTTCAATTTGATTTGGATTCTCAAATAACAGATATTGGTATTCTCCGTCAGGTGTATTATCATCCAACACAATATTGAACTTATAATAAATATTTTCGTCATAATTTAAATTCTCCAAATTATATGTATATACTTCTTTACTCACAGTATTCTGAATTAATAGAGTGTAATACATAATTTGCAATAGTTTTACATTAATTTTACATATCTTTTTTCTAAAATATAAATACTTTAGATACAGTAATAAAATTAAAGGAGACAAATGTCTCCTTTAATGTCAAGTTTTTTACTCACTTTAAGTTATAATAAAAATACTGACATTATTTATCAGAATCTGCTAACTTACTCTGTAACTCTTGTATTGTTGCTTCTAGCTCGTTGATCTTGTTATTATACTCATTAGCAGTTATATAGTCTCCTTTTGGTTGAAATAAAGCATCTACTTCTAATTTTGAATAACTACCAATGGGTAATTGACCTTTTTCTATTCCAGTCTTTTTGGCAATATAGAAAGTCTGCGTATTTTTGGAATTCTTTAGTAATATCATAATTAGGACTATTTATTAGAAGTTGTAGTCGTTGCAGGCCAGATTTGGGTACTGCCAACATAAATGGCAATACCCTTTCTGTTACCTACATAAAATCCCTTTAAATCGGTCTTTACGTTCATATTATTCAACTATTAAATATTGAGTATTAGAATCTTTTGTTGATAAACCATCATATTCTGATTGAGTTAGAACAGTAATCGTATTTATTTGAGGTTGGGTTCCAGCTCCAGCTTCAATATAGTTTCCAGCAGGCTGAATACCTAAACTATCTAAGGATGCTCATTTAGGAGTATTACTACCATTAGATACAAGAATCTGCCCACTAGTACCACCTGAAGTAGGAGCATAAAGTCTAACCTCAACACTATCTGATGAATAAAAGTTATTTATAGTACCGTTTACAACTAATTGTTTAGTTTTAAGATCTTTTAGAGATCCATCTCCCATCGTTACATTAGTACTAGTACCTCCATCACTGATAAATTTTATAGCCGATACACTTCCTGGAAAAGAAGCATTTTGAGCATTATCTCAAGAATAAAGTTGACCGACTTGAGACATATTGTTAGGCATTATTCAGCCATAAATACCATATCCAGAAATTCTATAGACTGTCAATTGCCCACTATGTTTTTCACTAATACTTTTAGTTGAAAATGTAAACCTTAGCTTTGAATATTGAGAGGATGTTCTAGGTGAATAGTTATAACATAGAGAGGACGTCAAAGCTCTAAAATTAGGTCCAGATCATCCCTGTAAACTAGCATCCTGAGATATTATATCTCAAGATTCAGAACTAGGATTATATGCTTCAATGAAGCAATTATAAGCAGAACCATTAGTAGACATATATATATATATCCAATCAATGGTACAATATCTATCACTATTAGTTATAGTAAGTCTATATTGAGTAGTTACGCTAACATCTTCTGTATCTATTAATTGTAGACCATACTTATTATCTTGTGAAGTAAATAAATTTATAAGTCTACTACTCCCCTGAGGATCTTCAGTTCACAATTCTCCGTTGTTTTTACTTATTTCTCCATATAAATCAGTACTTTTTATAAACGCTAATTTATCAGAACGATACTCTCCAATATATGGAGTAATTCCATATGGTACATCATCAGAAGTTGTAGTGTCACCAGTAGGCCCTCCTATACTAGTTATAGGTACTTGTCCCCATTCAGGAGCTGATGTCCCATTTGAAACTAATACTTGTCCTGCTGTTCCAGGAGTTGATGGTCCATACAAGAATTTAGAAGACCCATCTGAACATAATACCCTGTGCTCCTGATTTTCCGAAGTTTTAAAACCTTTTGCTGTTATGTATGTAAGATTACTGGCCCCATCCTTAAATTGGTATTCTGTTATAGTATTGTTAGTATTTTGCTCCCCAGCAGAGTTTTTATGATTAATTACTAGCCTTCCTCCTTTAAATGTCTGTGGTATATAGTTAAATTCATCTGACGCTACTATATTCATATCTAGGAAAGTTAATTTCCTAAATGTTGGTACCCCAGATGTGCCACTTGGAGCTGCTCACACTGTATTAGCAGTTTGTGGACTTAAAGATGATCCTAATTCTACATTTCCTGTAAGTATACTGCCAGAATTAGTGAATATAGAACTTGGCAGTACTAACTTAACTGAGTTAACTAAATCAGGTTTACCTGTCACTCCTGACCAAGGTACACTAGTTGCTGATCCCGCTGTATAAATAGAGTAGCCGTTTTCATTAGCTAGGTTATCAATATCAACAACAAAATACAGTACACCTGTATCTTCTTGTTTTACAGTATCTCCTTCCTGAACATCATCAGCAGTTAATGCGTATCGTTCTGATTGATTAGCAACAATAACTAATCTCTCTAACGCTCCTTTGGGTAGACGTTCAATATCAATTACCCCAGATGTAATTTTTGAAGCATCTAT